CGGCGCTGCCGGCTGATAGGCCGCGAGCAGCATCTTATTCGCCGCAGCCGACAGCAGCAGCGGAAAGTCGGAGGTGGTGTGAAAGGCACGTTCGGCGAGCAGTGTGGGGTTGCGCGGTACATTGCGTTCACCGCGGACGCGCAGCAATTCGCCGATCATGTCCGATGGCCGCCAGCCCATGAATTCGGCGTGCCGCCCCGCACCCTGCGGCTGATAGCCGGGCATGCTGCGCGCGGCCAAGGCTTCCGCCATGGCGTCCAGGATTTCCGAGGGCGAGTCATGGCCCGACCCGGTTTCCGGCCGCGCCGGGATGGCAGGCGGTGGGGCACTTTTCACCATGGCGTCAAAAAGGGAACGGCGCGCCTGGTCCGGGTGCCAGCCGCGCTCGACAGCCTCACGCCGGATATGCGCGGCGGTCTCCGTGCCGACCAGGGCGCGGGCGGCCTCGATGGCGCTATCGATGCCAGAGATACGCTCACGCTCGGCGCGCTGTGCCTCGCTGCGCAAGGCCTCCAGATCAGGCGGCGGCGCAGCGGGCGGCGTTTCCACCGTGGCGGTTGCGGGGGGCGACGCGGCAGGCGGCGCCGAAGGGGCTGCCGGGGTTTCCGGCGTCGTCTCGGTCATGGGGATTTCCTCATCAGGCAGGGAAGGTTCAATGGCGAAGGACGGCGCGCCCTGCGGCGCCGCGCCTCGCACTTGCGCATCCCGATCAACCGGGATGGGCACGATCGAGATCTCGAAAGGTTCCCAATCCACGGCGCGGTAGATCATCTCGCCGCTCACCGGATCGGGGCGCTGGTCATAGCGATGCACGCGGTAGCCAATGCTGACCGCGCGCAGCGTGCCATCGGCAATGCGCTGCCAAAGGGGTTCCACATCGGCGGCAGCAGAGAATTGCAGCCGCGCATGGCCGCGCCCGCCTTCAAGCCGGGCGGCAATGACACGGCCCAGCACATCACGCGCATCGCTGCTGCGATGAGTGTTCAGCACAGGCGCATTGCCCGAGCCGAGCTGCGCCATGCGTACCGCATTGGGCGACATATCCAATTCCTCGGTAATGCCGCCGAGGGAGGGCACGAAGTTGCGTGCCCGCGCGCCGGTGGACCAGACGACCTCCACCGTGCGTGCGGCACGGTCCACGGTGGCGGGTGCGGTGATGGCGCGGCGCGCGGTGATCGATTGCCCGTCGGGGGGAAGTCGATCAGGCAAAGCGGGATCAGCCGGCGCGGGATCGCTCCCGCCCGGGTCGGTGGTTACGGTCATGGTGGGCCCTATGCTGTGGGAGTATCTGGCGGCGTTGGTGCTGGTGTCCCGGCCGCGCCGGTCGCGGCGATTTCCACCGCTGCCATTTGCGCCGCGTCCTGCGCGCCGCCGGATTTCGCGACACGCCTTGGATCGGTATCAAGCGAGATGCCCGCCGCATCCAGTGCGGCATTGGCTTCGCGGATCATCTCGACCGCCGAGCGGAAATCATAGCCGAAGGCGCCGGCGGCTTCGGGCTGCGGGACAAAGCCCGCACGCACCTGGGCGATCAGCGCTGTGGTGTCTTTCAGCGGATCAATCATCTCATGCGCCGGCGGCACATGCGCGACACCCTTCGGCATGACATCCGCCCAAAGCCCAAGCAGCGCGCCTTGCGCGTGAAAACGCTCGGCAATCGGCCGCACCAGCATCGGGATCAGCATGCCGTATTGCACCTGTTCGCACAGCCTGCGAAATTCGATCTTGCCGGCGCGGAGGCTCGAGTAATTCGCCTGCGTCAGATCGCCGGAGACCTGGTCGTATGTCAGGCCCGCCCCGACAGCGGCGGCTTCAAGTGAGCGTCGTGCAAAGGCGGTATGCGACCCACCGCCCGAGGGGTTGACCACATTCACCTCGCCATGGCCGCGCCGGTAGAGGATCATCCCAGGCTCAAAGCTTTCTACCGCGCGGCCTTGCGCGTCACGCAGCAGGCCGGAATTGGTATCGCTAGGCTTCGTGAGGGTTTCCTCTCCGTCATCAGTCACCACAGCGGCAAGGCAGGCCTCGATCTTGGCCTTCATCAGCAGTGCGGCTTCGTAATCGCCGAGGTCGCGCAGCCGCAGCAGCACGGGCGCAAGCCAGGAGACATCGCGCAATTGCCCAGGGCGGCGCTTGCGAAAGATATGCAGCACATCGCGCGCGGGGATGAAATTGCTCGCCAGCCGTGCACCCGGCAGCATCCAGGCACCGGGATGGGTTGGGAAAAGCCAATAGCCAATCGGCTCGCCAAAATCCCCAAGCGCGATGCCCTGGATGGTCGGTGCGCCATTCACCACGCCATTCCGCGCCGTATCCAGATGGTCGCTTTCCAGCACCTGCAAGCTGAGGCCGATCGGGTTCCGCGGCGATGTAGGCACGCTCAACAGCCGGATGAAGCATTCGCCGCTTTCGACGACCGCGCGCATGGCCAGCGCTTGCAGGCCATAGAGATCGAGTTTGCCCTCAGCATCGCAAGCAGCGCTATCTGCCCAGGCCTGCCAGGCAGCGCCGTGCGCCGTCTCTGGCCAACGCGTCGTGATGCCAGCACCGATAGCATTGCCGGTCCAGAGATCCACGATGCGCGCGGCATAGGGGTCATTGCGCACCGCATCGCGCGCGCGGCGTGCGACGCTGGCAGCGGCCATGCCGACCTCACCATTCGCGCTGCCGCCTGAGGGCGACCAGGACGAGGCGCGGTTCTCCTGCGCGGCCGCGTAACCCCTGAGGGCCTGCCAGGCAGCGCGCAGGTGGAGCTTCATTCGGCGGGGGACTCAGTCACGGCATCAAGTAGCGCGCCAGCAGCCTCGGCGATGACACCATGGCAAGCCGCACGATCCGCAGCTACCCAAGCGAGGGCGAGGCTTGCGGCTTCGGGATGCGAGAGTTCCTCCTCCCAGGCGGTCTGGCGCAGCCGGGCGAAGGCACGGAACGCCTCCTCCGGCACGCCAAGCGCCGCCGCCAGCGTGGCGGGTTGCCAATGCGTCTGTTCCATCATGCGTTCCTTGTGAAGCTGGCGAGTGTGACGCCCGGCCGACGTGCGGTGGCATTCTCGGCGCCGTAAAGGGCAGCGATGGCACGCCCCAATTCATCCAGGCTGCGGTATTCAACCGTGCGGCCTTCGAAAGTCACGCGCGTGACGCCGCCAGTATAGGCTGACGCCAGCACGGCTGCGCGGCTGCCGGCAGGCTGCGCCAGCGCCCAGGCGAGGGTTGCAGGGTCCAAGGCTGATCACCCGCCAGCGGCGCGGGAGAGGGCGCGCAGGATTGGCAGGATCTGCGCCCCACCCGCACCAAGCGCGACCAGCACCGCGACGATGCCCCAGATCGCCCCCTCAATCCGGCGCGTCTGCTTGCGTAAGCCGCAGATCTCCGCGCGCACTGCCGTATAGCGCTCAGCACAGCGCTCCACATGCAGCGAAAGATCCTCGCGCTCGCGCGCGTGGAGTTCCCCGTTACTCATGATTTCCTCCCGAAAGTAATCAGCGCAACCAACCGCCACGCGGTGCCAGCCAACCGGGCCGGCGCATCAGTGGCGGTGGGTCTGGGTTTGGCGCCGCAACCGGCGCGGCATTCTGGACGGCTTGGCTTTCCACCGGCGCATTCGCGATATCCTCGCGCAGCCTTTGCCAGAACCGCTCGCCATAGCGATCAGCACCCAGCAACCACAACGCCGCGCGTGCCAGCACCGCACAATCCAGCGCCTCATTCCTGTCCCGCAGCTTCGCCCATTCCTGGCGCACAAAGCCGCGTCGGTCCTTCACCTGGTGAAGCTGCTCCGCCACCAGCTGCTTGACCCATTCAACCTCAATGCCCTGCGGCAAATGCACCCAGCCGGGTGGGAATTCTGCCGCTTCGCCGCGCCCAAGCCAAAGCCGGCGATAGAGATCAACCTTCCAAGTGGAGACCGACACAGTCCAAAGCTTCAAGCCGCGCCGCAGCTTCCGTCCATCCACCAGCGCATCAACCGGCGTTGGCCCCTGCACCGGCTGAGCCCTATTCCAACCATCCACGCCCTTGGTCGGCGCAATGCGTGGATCGCGCAAGCGCCGCAGATGGCCATAAACCGCCGCCGTGTCGCGCCCGCCCGTGTCCACACAGGCCTTGGCGATGCGGATTGCGCCGCCATTGGCGCGCGGCCAATCACGCGCCAGCAATTCAGCCAGGGCATCCCAGGGCGCGCGCTCACGCGGGCTGCCGGCAATGACAATGTGATCCACCAGCCAGGAGGAATAGCCCTCCGCCCAGGCCCAGATATCGCATTCCAGCCGGTCATCCTGCACATCCACGCCCGCCGTCAGGACCAACGCATCCTGCGCCACAACACGAAGGTGAAAATCCTCGCGCCGTTCCACCAGGCGTTCCCAATCCGGCGCCTCACCACGATCCTGCCAGGTCTCACCCAGCACGGTGTTGCGGAAGGTCTTCAGGTCCTCGGCCTTGCCCTGCGCAGCCTCCCAATCGCGCGCGATCTGCTCCCAGGAGAGCCAGCCAACCGGCGAGTAGAGCGCCGAGATGTGAAAGCCGATGGTATGCGGGTTTTCCGCTTCTGCCGTCGGCCGCCATTCCCCGGCGGCGAGCATGGCGGTCTTGTGATGTTCCTCAATCGGCGTGTCGCAATCCTCGCAATGATAGCGCACGCTGCGCGGGTCGCCCTTCTCCCAAATCAGACGTTCGAATTTCAGCCACTGCATCGCGCCACAACGCGGACAGGGCAGAAAAAAGCGCCGCTGGTCTGAGGCAGCATATTCCCTTTCAATCCGGCTGCGCCCGGCAATGGTTGGCGTCGAAACCAGAAAGGCTTTCCTTCGCCAGCCGAAGGTGCGGGCCCGAGCCTCGGCGAGAGCAATCGGATCGCCTTCGCCTTCGATGTCGCCGGGATAGGCGTCCACCTCATCGAGAAACAGAAACCTGGCCGGCATGGAACGCAGCCCGACCGCGCTATTCGCGCCGGTCAACACCAGGATGCCGCCGGGGAATTCCTTGGACAGCATCGTATTGCCGCTGTCTCGTGCGCGGGCGGGCGCCACGCGTTCCCGCAGCGCGGGGGTTTCCTCCAACAATGGGTCAATGCGTTGGCGGGAGAAGCGTTTGGCGAGTTCCACTGTCGGCTGCACCGCCAGTATCGGTGCGGGAACGTGATGCAGAATGTAGCCAAGCCAGTTATTGCCTGCTTCAGAACCTCCGGTCTGCGCCCCTTTCATCAAAACGATCCGCCGTGCCGGATGCATGGCGGAAAGCGCATCCATTATGTCGCGCAGATAGGGCGTGCGGCTGGTGCGCCAGGGACCGGGCTCGGATGACGCGCGGCTGCCCAGGATACGATGCTGTTCCGCCCATGCCGAGACTGTGAGTTGCGGTGGTGGGCGAAGCATGGCCCCGGCACGGCGGCGCACATGCTCACGCGTGCGGCTCTCGCTCGCCGCCGATGCCGGGAGGGTCGAAGCGATCGGAAGCCTCCGTCAGAAGCTCATTGATGTGCTGCTGCAGGATGGTTTGCAGCAGATGGGGTTCGACGCCGAGTTCGGCGGCAATCACGCCCGCGACACGCGCAGGCCAATTCAGCAGCGCGTCACGCATTGTGCTTGCGATTTCATCAATCGTCGCATTGGCGGTCGCGACATCCAGCAGCCGGCCCTTGCTTTCGTCGAGCGCCAGGCGCTGGGCTTCGACCTTCAAGGCGAGTTGCGCGACCTTCAGCCGGGCGAAAGGGGTGCCCTCGGCCGCCGCGCTGCCGCTGAGCGGGGAACGTTGGGGGTCCGCAGTTTCCAGCAGCCGAGCGCGCGTCTTGGTGATGTCCCATTGGCCATTTGGCTCGCGCGCAATGCGCCCGGAGCGTTCGGCCTTGTGCATGGTGGTGTCGCTGACGCCAAGGCGTCGTGCGGCTTCACGCGTGGAGGGTGTCAGTTCAGCCATGGCGGCGACCTCCCGCCGCGCGTTGGTGAGGGTTCAGGGTGTCAGTGTGTGGCGCGGCGGCGCGCTGTGTGGAATGCGGCAAGGGCGGCTTGCCAGTCGGCTTCATGTGGCGCGCCGATGCGCCGGAGAGGCTCGAGCGTTACCTTGCGCCGGCTGTAGTAGTCGCCCTGCATGCGTGCCAGCCACCCGGAAAGCCTCTTCGCGGCAAGGGCATCGCTGGCGGCGGTGATCTCCGCCTCGCTCGGCTCGGTGCGTCCAAGGGAAACATGCCTCCCATCAGTGCCCAGTACGATCCAGCGGGTCTCAGTTTCTGTGTGCATCGTCACTCTCCGTCTTGCGTGACGGACGCTTCGCGCTGTGCTTCGCGCGAGCCAAGGCAATAAAGCGCCAGGGATCGCGATGATCCCTGGGCTTGGCAATCATTCATGCGGCTGTGGCTGCGCAGCTTCATTCGGCGACGCGGTAGACGGTGTATGACCCCTTCGCGCCCTGCTTGTTCGGGCCGACCTGGCGAATGCGCTCGGCAACCTCCACCGTGATGCCCTGGCGCTTCTTCAGCCCCGCGAAAAAGCCGCGCACCGTGTGTTGTGCCCAGCCGGTGGCCTCGGCGATTTGCGCCACCGTCGCGCCCTCAGGGCGCCGGAGCATGGCCAGCACCACTTCCTGCTTTGTGCCCTCGCGTGGCTTGCGGGGCGCGCCCGTGGCGCGTGTGCCGCGCCGTGAGAGCGCGTTGCGTAGCATCGCCATGGCTTGCGCGATGGGGTCCGTGTCTGCATTGGGCGGCGGGGATTCCTCCCAGGCTGCCAGCAAGCGCTCGGCGGCTTCGCGCAGGTTCACGCTTCCCATGTTGGGCGCCTCTGGCGCGGTGTGGGCGGGTTGTTCCGCTACCGCGTCGTTCTGCTGCGGCGTCTTGCCTTCCCCGCTCTGCGGCGCCGTGTCGGGCGCTGCGCGGCCCTCATTCGGGTCAATGCCAATCGCGCGCAGCCCTTCATCCGTCACCTGGATTAGGATCGGCGTGCCATCCGCATCCTTGCGCCACACCAACGCCAATTGATCGCGTGGCGCGGCAACCTCGATCAGCAGGCGGCTCTTGATCAGGCTGTTCACCACCGCGCGGCAGGCAGCGACTGGCAGATGTTTCGGCGCAATCGCCAGCAATTGCGGGTGCTGCGCGCCATGGCTCAATACAATCCGCTGCGTGTCAGAAAGCTTCATCGTCTCGGTCTCCGGTTGTGGGCGCCGACCATCGGCCCCTACTGCCGGGAGCCCCGCGGGCGGACCCTGCGGGGCAGTGCGGCGCCGCCTCGCGGCGGGCGTCGCTTCAGTCCTGCGCTTCGGCGGCAATCCCTTCGTTGATCACGAAGCCCGTCAGGTAGGGCAGGCCGGCGGGGATGCCCGTCTCGCGGCTCGTGCGCTGCGTAATGCGCCAGCCCATCCATTCCGCGGTGGTTTTCGCGATCGCGTCCGCAAGGCTCGCGCCGTAATGCATCTGGCTATTCACCCCATCTGCGAAGTGGCGCCCGTAGCGGCTGTCGAGGAAGGCGCGGACCGAGGCGGGATCCGTGCTGGTCGCGTTGTGGATCGCGGTAAAAGCAATCTGCCAGGCATCTGCTGCGTGTTCGCGCATGGTGCCCCAGAAACCCCAGTCTTGGTTTTCGGTGGGAAGGATTGTGCTCATCTGTTTGTCTCCGTCATCGGCGGGGGAAATCCCCTGCGCGTGACAGAGCATTCGCGCTGTGATGGGGGCTGAGCCAAGCGAAATAGAGCGTCATTTCATTGCTATGATTCACGCGTTTTGATCATGATGTGAGGGCCAAATGGCAGCACCATTCGGCCCTCGCTTTCGCTTATCGGCTGCGCTTTCTGCTGCGCTTGGCGGCGGCTTGGCCGGCGGCGTAGGCTTCCGCCAGCGAGTTTCGGATGGACCAGACCGCGACATCGTGGAAATCGAGCGCGTCGCGGTTTCTGGTTTCCAGCGTTTCAACCGAGGGCATGTGCCGCTTGGCGATTTCGAGGAAAAGCTGGGCGGTGTCGGTGGTGTCGTTCATCTTGGTCTCCTTGCTTTGGCGCTGGGGCAATTCCCTGCGCCTGAGGGACCATTCGCGCTGTAGCGGGGGGCGAGCCAAGCGAGATTGAGCGTTATTTCGTTGCTATGATTTGGAAGTTTTGATCATGACTTATTGATCGCGCGATGCCACGAAATCAACTTCAGCTTTCCTTTTGTGGCTGGACTTGGCGAACGGGATTTTTTCGGCAACACTAATTTCATGCAGAAAAAGGTTTCATCTAAACCAGCAGATAAGGTGCTTCAGGTGGAAGCCGTTGAGGCTCTTGCCGCGACGCCTCTTTCGGAACGCCTAGTGGGGAGCAGTCAGCTTCTCTGTAAGGCCGGTTGGTCCTGGGAGTCAGTGAGCGACCGCGCCGATGAAATGCGGATCGCTGGAACGTCCGATGACTGGCTCCTTCTGCTCTGCTATATTGAGGAAATCTCTGGAGACCGAGAGAGGCGTGTGATCGCAGCCGTTCCAAAGGAGGGCTCGACGGCTCGCGAAGCGGCGCGTGCGGCCTTGAGGGCCTTCTGGAACATTGAGAAATCCGCTGTCGAATTAACGAGACCCAACGTCATCGTTGCAGGCAAGGTGCTTACTGAGCATGAATTATTCCTTATCGCCGACGAGGTTTGGCCGGATGACGATTAGACCCCTCTAGCCCGCCCCCTTTTGTTACCTTTCATGCGCGGAGCTATGCGCGCATGGTAGCAATATCCTTGAATTCCCGCTCCTCGCCATCCAGAATGGCTGCCATTCCAGTCATCGCCTCAAACCGCGCAATCGTCACATCGCAATAGCCGGGATCAATTTCCATCGCGTAGCAAATGCGATCGGCTGTCTCAGCGGCAATGATCGTCGTGCCGCTGCCGCAGAAAGGTTCGTAAATCACATCGCCGGGTTCGCTATTGTTCAGCATCGGGCGGCGCATGCATTCGACTGGCTTCTGTGTGCCATGAACCGTCGCCATATCCTCATCGCCGGCGCCGATCGGCCATAGCGTTGTCTGATCGCGCGCGCCTTGCCAATGACCGGTCGCACCCTTGCGGACGCCATAAATGCACGGCTCATGCTGCCAGTGATAATCGCCACGCCCGAGCACCAGGCGCGGCTTGGCCCAGACGATCTGGCTGCGCACGACAAAGCCCGCCGCTTCCAGGCTTTCGATCACCGTGCGCGCATGCACGCCGGCATGCCAGATGTAAGCCACATCGCCGGGGAACAGCGCCCAAGCCTCGCGCCAGTCGGCGCGGTCATCATTGGCAACCTTGCCTGTGCGCGCGGTGGACGAGACACCGGCTTCGTTGCGCCAGGCGGGATCGTAGCCAACCCCGTAGGGCGGGTCGCTCACCATCAAATGCGGCTTCGTGCCGCCGAGCAGGCGGAGAACATCGGCGCGATTGGTGGCGTCGCCACAGAGCAGCCGGTGGCGCCCAAGGCGCCAGAGATCGCCGGGGCGCGTGATTGGCTTCGCGGGGGGTTCCGGTGTCGGCGCATCGGGATCGCCCTGCGCGGGCGCGTCACCATTTGCGCCGATGCTGGCAAGCAAATCCTCCAACGCTTCGGGGGAAAAGCCCAGCACGTCCAAATCCACCGCAGCATCGTCACGGATGCGCGCGATCTCAGCCGCGAGCAGTGCCTCGTCCCAGCCGGAATTGAGCGCGATCTGATTATCCGCGAGCCGTAGCGCACGCGCCTGGGGTTCGGTGAGATGCGCAAGCCGAATGGCGGGGACGCTCGCCATGCCAAGATGCTTGGCGGCCATGACGCGGCCATGGCCGGCCACCAGAACGCCCGCGCCATCCACCAGCACCGGGTTCACAAAGCCGAACTCAGCAATCGAGGAGGCAATCTGCGTCACCTGCGCTGGCGAATGCGTGCGCGCATTCTCGGCATAAGGCACCAGCGCCGCGACTGGCAGCGAGACAACGGCAAGGTCAGGCTGCATCGGAAAGTGCCCCTTCGCGCGCTGCGGCGATGGCATCGTAATCGCGCCCGTCGCCCGCCAGCGTCACCGGCTGATCCGGATACAGCATTCGCCAACGCGCAATCGCCAAATCCACATAGGCCGGCGCTAATTCAATGCCGCGCACAACGCGGCCCGTGCGTTCGCCGGCAATCAGCGTCGTGCCGCTACCCGCGAAGGGCTCAAACACCACCTCGCCAGCCTCCGTGTAGGCGCGCATCAGAAAGTCCGGCAGCGCGACGGGAAACACCGCCGGATGCTCGGTCTCAATCCCGCGTCCCTTGTGGCGCGTGATGCGCAGCACGGCGTCGGGAATGCGCATCTCCTGCACCGGCTGGCCGATATGCGTGTAGGCCTTCACCTCGCCATCTGCGGCGCGCAGCCCGCTTCCCTTGTTCGGCGTGCCAGCCCATTTGCAGGGGATGATCTTATTGGCCTGCCGCGCGCTTCGATTAAAGTGAAACACCAACTCAAACGCCGGCGCCAAACGCCCGTTCCAGTCACCCGGCAATCCCGGCCCCTGGTCCCAGGTGTAGAGGCCAAAGCGACGCCAGCCCCGCGTGCGCATCCATTCCATCCAGCCTTCCCAATAGGGCTGCCATTCATTCTCGCGATGGATCAGGCCGAGATTGACCAGCGCCTGGCCATCCGGCCGCAATGCTGCGTCCAGATGCTGAAACACGCCCTGCATCAGCGCATCCCAATCCGTCACACCACCGGTCGTGTATGCGCGCTGGTTGCCATAGGGCGGCGAGGTGAGCAGCATCGCGGCACGATCGCTTTCCATCACGCGCGCGACTGCCGCCGCGTCGGTGCTGTCCCCACACAGCAAGCGATGCGCGCCCAGCAACCACAAATCGCCGGGGCGAGAGACCGCCTGGCGTGGTGCCTCGGGCTCAGCATCGGCGGGATCATCGGCATCGTCGCCAATTGCTGGCGCGGAAGGGTTCTCGGCGGTGTCCGCAGGCAGGGCTTCGGGCGCATCGCCGTCGGATACGGCATCTCCAGCCGCCGCGAGGATGCCCGCAAGTTCATCCGCCGAGAAACCAAGCGCTGCGAGGTCAATTTCCGCCGCCTGGACGCTCGCTAGCGCATCCCGCAGCAGCGCCTGGTCCCAGGTGGCGTTCTCTGCGATGCGATTATCGGCAAGCCGCAGCGCTTCCTTTTGCGCGGGTGCGAGGTGCTTCAGCACAATCACCGGCACCTTTGCGATGCCGAGCGCTTCCGCCGCCGCCAAGCGGCCATGGCCCGCGATCAGCACGCCATCTTCGTCCACCAGCAACGGATTGGTGAAGCCGAAAGCCTGCATGCTGGCCATGATCTGCGCGAGCTGCGCGGCGTCATGCACCCGCGCATTGCCGGCATGCGGGCGCAGCGAGGCCATCGCGCGGAGTTGGATCCGCTCGGCCATCCAGGGAAGCGTCATGGGGGATATCCGGGAAGGGTTGGGCGATGCTGAGGGCACGGATAGGTGCAAACCAGGTGCAAACCTGGGGAGCCGAGGTTTGCAGCTAAGCTATTGAAAGGGCGGGGCTATGGTGCAAACTGCAACCCATATTTTCGGCCTGGCGCTAGCGATGTCGAGCGCGAATGCCCCCCGCATACAAAATCGCCAGGAAGGAACCATGCGATCGAGATCAGGACTGGCTTTTTTTGAAAGGGAACGACCTAAGCCCTTCGGGCTTGTCGCACCTTCTCGACGTGTCATCGATATAGCAAACTCGATTTACGCGCTGCAATGGGGAGAATTGTAACAGCGATCTCTAGGCGAAGGGGATCGAGTTATCCGACGAAGTTTGCCGGTCCCGTTGATCATCAGATGCAACGGAGCTAGCAAGCTCACTCACGTTCCGCATCGAGCGCCAGAACGAAAATCTCGTGTCGGGCATGCGGATGGCCCCCGCCCTTTTCTGATGAGGCAAGTGCCCCGAGGTAGCGACGCCGCAGATGCCCTTCAATGAGCCAGTATCGAACATGCGGGAACTCACCCTTTTCAGTCCTGATGCCTGAGGGCGTTGCGAGAATGATTGGTGGTATGTCCCACGTCCCTATTGCATCCATACTGCGGAACGGCTCAAACGCCCTACCCTGGAAGTGCTCAAGGTAGGCCTCTGGCTGTCGGTCCCATTCCGGCAAACGCCAACCGACCTCATGTAGAATTCGTTGCGTAGTCCAGGTCTCCAAGACGCAGGAGAGCCGAGGCAGCGGAAGGCTTTGGTAAGGCGACATGCCCCAGTGGCGGTAGATCCACTGCAGAGATACTCGCGCGTCCAGATGGCCAAGTGAGGGGGCCGTGCGTTCGAGCCACTCCACCTCAGACACTTTATCACCGTCGCAGTCCAGATCCGGCCGGAGCGACTCATCCCAAACGTTGGGGCCTGTGAAGTCTATCACGGCATCAATATAGCAGCGCCCGAAAAGAGTCCGTCAAGGACGTCTTAAGGCGGCGGACTGTCAACGGCTTGGCCTGCCACCTCAACACTTCTTGCACCGGTGCCTAAGCGGCAAACCAAGGGTCGCGAAGCATAGACTTCCCGTTTGCGCTCCCCAGATGCTGAATAGCCAATCAACTACTGCAGAGCTGAAAAGTTAAGGCACCACTTGCCAATCGACTCAGGTCTGAAAGGGCCTCTTCTCTGGCCGAGCAACATCCGATTGGCCAGCGAATAATAAGCCATGATTTTGCCTCCTGCGCCTTTTCAGCGAGGACGCTACATTTCAGGGAGGATGTTAGAGTTTTTACGCTGATATCAAAGCGCATAGCAGAATTATGACTCGCTGGGTCTAGATCAAGACTTGCGGATACTCTTATGTCTGAGCAGCCATTTGTCCAGCAACGCTCAATTGGAAAATTGAATGCTGGATCATTGGGAGAGAGCGAGCCGGGCCGCGCCAGATGCAAAAGGGTCCTGTGAAGTTCATCCGCCTCGCCTCCGAAGGCGGCGTTGACGACTTTTAGCAATTCTACCCGAAAAGGTTCTGCCTTTTTTTTGTCTTGACGGTCGAAAAGGGTTGGCACGTTTGAACTCCTCAAAAGGCGAAGTAAGCCTAGGCGCGCTTGCGCCAAGGGCAAACTTCGCTCCTTATCATGTGAGTACCCTCACAATGGCTACAAAAAAGACTAGCATGGCGAAGCGCTGGCGCGAAGCAATATCAAGCAGCCTGCGACCGCGGCATTAGCCCAAAGTGCATTGCTAAGGTGCCGAGTGCCGCGACAAGCATGCCGCCCGCGATTGGCTGCGACACGGGCCTGCCACTCCAGCCGCTACGCGCCGACCATTCACGCACCGACATCTCAAGCCCCACCACAAACCAGACGCAGGAGCCAGCCGGACTATCATCGCCGCCAAGCGCATCCATGGCGGAGAACACACGACGACGCGCGTCAAGCTGACGGTTGGAGAGCCGATCAGCAGTTGATCCTGGCAGACGGATGATCTGCGAGGTCGACATGGTATCGAGTGCAGCACTGCGGAACAGCGTACGGAAAATGCAGCCTGCCTCGTGCATTTCGTGCGTGATGGTTCCGTTGGACAGCATCATGCCGAGTGTATCCACGGCGCGGCGGTGCCGGACCGGGGTGCCCGTCTCGGGATCTGCGTCACGGATTGGTGCGCCGACATCGCCATGCTGCAAGCGCCATTTGGACGGCGCTGACAAATCCTCACGCGGCTTGGCGGGATGCTTGGTCTTGCGTTTAGCGGCCATGATTGCTGCCTCCATTGCGCCGCCCCCAGCGGCGATTGGCTTCGTTGGTGATCGCTTGGCGGAGCCACGGATCGGTGATGTCATCCACCACGATGCTGGCGACGCCATGCCGGTGCCATGCGGCCGCGCGCATGGCGTTCAATTCCGCTTCGTTAGTGGTGCTGCGCAGGCGCGTGATCAGGTTCTGCGCGAGCATCGGGGCGCCGTGCAGGCTCATGCCCGGCCTCCCTCTGCGTCCGTCGCCCAGAGCAGCAGGGCTAGTGCGTCGGCTTCGTTGTCATCCGCCGGCGCAAAGCCGCGGGCACGCATGGCAGCCATCATCGCGGCCTTGTCGGCATTGCCCTTGCCGGTTGCGTAGCGCTTGATCGTTCCGACAGGGACGCCCTGGTACGCAATGACGCGTTCCTCGCACCAAGCCGAAAGGTGAGCCAGAAAGCCGCCGTAGAGGTGCGCAGCGTCAGTGCCTGCATGGGCCCGCACTTCTTCGAATGCGATTTGAGACAATTCGCCGGCGAGGTGCGTGACCTCGGTTAGCCAGGCGCGAAAGCGCAAAAACCGCATGCCGCCGCCCTCGAAGCGGCTTGGCCGAAAGGTCATGGTGCCCGAGGTGATCGCACCGTCGCCTGATCGCAGCGCCCAGCCGGTCGTGGTGCCGAGATCGAGCGCCAGGACCGCCCTGCGCGGTGCGGTGCCGACCTCGCAATCGGAAATGATGGGCGGCCTGCTTGCCAGCGCCGCGGACATGGGGAGAGTCGAGAGAGCCATGATTGTCTCCTGATGGGGATGGTTGTGGTGAGGGCGGCGGCGGTGGGGTTCTTGGCGGAGCACACCGTCGCTGCCCGGCTTTGGGGATGGGATGTTGGGGAGGGTCGTGAACGCGCCCCCTGACCCCACGGGGGTGTGGTGTGCGCGCGCCTTTTTTGGCGCGCATGCACACCCCCCGTAGGGGGGTAAAATTCTGGCAACTTGGCAACTGGTCGTAAGGCACTGAAATTGCTGATGAAAAAGCAGTTGCCAGACCAGTTGCCAGAGTTGCTGGCTGGCAACTGCTCGCGACCTTTAAGCCATTGATCTTACAGCGAAAGCAGTTGCCAGAAATGAGCAGTTGCCAAGTTGCCAGATTGGCAACTGGTCCATTCTGGCAACTGGTCGGGGCGTTCATGGCGCCTCTCCACCGGGGGCGCGGACCCATACTTCCGGGTTCTCGACCTCGATCGCGGCGCCTGTGGTGGGCTCCTTGAAGTGGCTGGGCAGGACCCGCTGGAAGGTGGTGCGGATCTCTCCGGTGTCGGGATCAACCGTCTCCTCTCC